CCGTCTCGTTGGCAAGCTCCTGGCTGTCGGACAAGCCCTTGCGCGCCAAGCCGAACATCATGCCCTTGTTCGCCTGGGTGCGCTGGTAGCCAAGCTGGTCGTTGACCTGGGCCATATAATCCTGGACGTACTTGTCGAAATAATCCGGCGAGAATTGCGCGAAGGCGTCATTGATCCGCTTGCTGGCTTCTCCCATCGCCTTCGTCTGGCCCGCATTGTAAACGGACTGTCGTTGCGCCTGATCGTTGACCGCTTGCTGCTGGCGGTCCTGTAGCTCTTTCTGCGCCGCAAGCTGCTGCTGGTTGAAATCGTTTTGCTGCTGGACGATATCCTTCTGCGCCGCGATCTGTTTGTCCGCGATCTGGTTCTGCGCAAAAAGCTGATAGTCGGCGGTCGTGGTGATGCCCTGGTCAACCGCGTTTTGCGGAAGACCTCTGTCGGCAATGACGAGATAACCGTCGCTACGCTGATACGCTGTCTTGCCGGTCCGGCTCGCATCGTCCAGGGCGTATTGCCGCTGCAACTGCTGTGTGTGCGTCAGCGTTCGCGGGTCCGCCGTCAGAAGGCCCATCGGCGGCGGCGGCACTGCGTTGTTCGCCTGTTCTGCCGACATCCCTGCGAGGTTCGGCTGCGGTGCCAAGCCCGACTGTCCCAGCGCCGTGTAGTATTGTCCTGCGCCCATCGTCTATCCTCCAGACATAAAGGGTGAAATCTTCCTTGTTGCAGCCGAAGCCAAAAAGTTCTGCTTCAAGCTCGCCGCCGCTGGCTTCTATGTATCTGCGGCTGTCGGTGTTGGCGGCGAGCGCATATGCCTCGCCTCGGTGAATGCCCGTCGCGCGCACCCGGGGGATCGCCCACCGCCGCACCCATGCAATGACATGGCGGGCCGCGAAACGGAATTTGTCCGTCCCGAAGGCCGAGATCGAAACCACACCGGGGCGCGTGACCGTCATGCCGGAAATCGCAACGGGCTCGCCGTTATGCTCCCATACGCTCCACATCGGCCCGGCCAGCGCGATCATGTCATTGGCGAACGCCGTCTTGTCGTCGTTCCAGCGCAGCGCCATGATTTCCTTGCGGTCGCGCTCGCGCATGTTCTGGACAATATACCGGATGCGGGCCGGGGTCGGAGGGGCTTCCGTGATCACTAGCTGGGCCCTCCCTTGGTGAAACCTTCTTCGACATTGATATGGATCGCAGCAAGGACCGCAGGGCCCGGCGCTTGATTGATCAAGCGCAGCCCAATGTGCGAGCCCGCGCCCGCGACCGGGATATTTTGCAGTCCATAGGTGTTGTCCTGGACATTGGCGATCAGCTCGAAAAGATCGGTGTGGTTTGGCAGCATGCCGATTTCAATCGACCATGCGCCGACGCACATCACGTCCACGGCGGGGATGCGTTTCTTGATGGTGGACTGCGTTGCTTGCATGTGCGGCGTGACAATCGTCACTTTGGAATTGTCGTAGGTCTTGCCGTCCAGGCCGCCGTAGAGCCGCAGCTTGCCCGTCTCGTCCAGGACATAAACCCGGTCGAAGACGACGATCATATTCTCAAGCTCATAGCCGAGCGGGAAGGTGGACCATGCCGTGATGCTGGCGGCGGGATAGTAGGACAAGACATAAATCGTCCCATCGACGTGCAGCCAGTAGCGCCCCTGGATCGGCTGCACCATGCCGATGGCGATATGCGCGCACGGCGGATCGTCACGGATTTGCGCGACCAGCAGCGGATCGATGGCAGACCCCACGTCTGACACCGCCGCCGAAAGATTGATGTTCATCGCCTTGAGGCTGCGCACACCGCTGTTGGACAGAAACAGGACATCGCCGGTTCCGAATTGCAGCATGCTATGGGGCGCGATGCAGCCCGCCCGCAGCATTTGTCCCAGCGTGTCCTCGGCGGGATCGGGATCGAGCGACCAAATCTGCGTCAGCAACGGCGCGCTGATCGCCATGTCGTTATAATAAACCTCCATGCTGTGAAGGTCTTCGCCGTCCGGGTCGTTGATCGCCATGTTGATGAAGCCCGCGCCCGGATTGCTGGTGGACGCGGGATCATTGACGGCGGGATTGTTGACGCCCGAGAAGCGCACCCGCTTGCCGTCGATGCGGTACATCTTGGTTTTGTAGGTGCGCGCAAAAGTGCCGTGCGACTTGGAGCCGTCGGCCTCCAGGACAAGGATGTCCTTATACCAGCAGTATGTTGTCCCGGACGCACCCATCCCGCAGACAAAGAAATTTCCGTCGAACGCTTCCACGTCGATGATCTCTGTAATCTGTTCCGGCGCGGCGGCCAGCGTGTGCGTCACGATAGGGTGCGGCGCAGTGTTGGCCGTGATCACGGGAGCAGCGCCGACACCGAAGGCGTGGATTTTCTCCGCCTGTCCAAAGATGTAGGGTTTCGGCGTCACCGTCATGTCGAACTGCGCGACCTGGACAAGCGCCATACGCTTTTCGATTTCGCCGCCCGCGTTGACATAGCAGTTTTCCAAAACGCGCAGCGTCCCGCCCGGCGCGGTCAAGTCGGTCTTACGGACATCGAGCCCGCCGTTGAAATTGTTGACCGAGAAGACCTTGGACAAAGCGGCCCCCTAGCTGGAGCCGCCCGGGCCGCTGCCATAGCCCGGCGGGATATAGTCAAGCCCGAGCGTGCCGTAACCGACACCTTGGGACTGCGCATCACCGCCGCCACCGCCAATCGCAATCGAGGGGCGCTTGTGCGAGAAGCGCCGCACACGATGCCGACGCATCGCCTCTTGCGCTTTTTGCAATTTGAGCCCTGCGTCCTTGGCGTTGTCCCGCTGGAGCAATTCGACTGCGCTAAACAGGACAATGAGATTGGGCGGCAACGTCGAGAGATCGCTGTCGTTGATCATTTTCTTGACGGTCTTTGTCCCGCGCAGCCGCAGCTTGGCGTTGGCCGCCATGGCGCTGGCGTCCGGGACGGGCCAAACTTCAAAAGTGTTGTCGTCGGTGTGGTGCATCCACCGCCGCGTCGGCCACGACTTGAAACCGTTGTCGCTATTCCACAGCAGGAATTGCGCCGGGCCGATGCCATAGGCGAGTTCGGCATAGACCGTATTGATCAAGACCCAAATCTTGTTGATGTCGTCGAACGCCAAGTCCGCCGGATACGCATAATAGCGCTGCCCGTCAGCCAGATTGACATCACGATCAACGATGAGATCGGGCCAGTCATAATCGCGATAGAGATCAAGCTGGGTGCGATTGAGATAATAGAGAAGCGTTTCGCGATCATTGATGCCATGTGCGACATTGGTTGAGTGACCGATTTCGGCCCTCAAATCGGTCAGCATGTCGCGAAGCTGGAGCTTCTCGGCCATTGCTTATCCTTTCGGACGGTCGTGTTCGTTTTCGCCTTTTTTCTTTTGGCGACCGGCGACATCGGGAAGATGCGACGGCGTTGTCCTGGCTTGGCGTCCTTGTCCCTTAAAGCTTGTCCTGCCCTGCGGCTGGTCCTGGACACGGGGACGGTCGTCCCGTGGGGACAACAGGCTTTCATCGATACCCGGGTCTTCGTCTTCCTCATCGTAAGGCTTGGGGTTGTCGAAGCCCGGCATGTCGTCGCCGTCGTCCACCGCCGCCGCTGCCACGTCGCCCATGGTGTACTGATCGAGCGCGCGGAGCGACGGGTCGGGGCTGTCTGGAAGGGTCGGTTTCGGCTTGTGAACCGGGAGGGTGCAGAGCGGGACCGAACGATCCATCGTCGGAAGACGTGGCCGGTTTCCAGGAAAAACCTTTGCCACTTCTTCCGCGTTGTAAATAACCCGAAGCCGCGTAAGCGCTTCTTCCTGGGACATCTCGCATGTGCCGATCACATGAACGTCAGTCACAGCATCCTCGCCATGGAGGAATTGAATAACCATCAATTCCGGGAACAGGATCGGATTGCCGCGACCACGGACGACGATATTGTCAGTATCGCCGCCGAGTGCGACCGAACATCTAAGAAGTTGGAATTGCGCCATACGCGGCCTCCTGTTGGGTTATGCGATGTCAACGACAAGTGCAGAGTTCACCTGTTGCGCGACAAGCTGGCCGGTGTGCGTCATGCTCTTGTACATGACGAACTGATTGTAGGGCCGCGCCGGGGTGAACTTGTGATCCCACTCGCCGTCCATCTTCATCAGATAGATGTGGCGAGGGTCCCACCAATAGGCGCGCTTGGATTTGCCAAGCCCGTCCAGGGTCGGATCGTACTCGATCATCGTGTTGCCGAACTTGATCTGTCCCATTTTGCCGTCCTGGGAGCCAGTGAAGCCGGTCATCGAGTAATTGCCGTTTGCCCTGATTTCATTCTCCAGCGCCGCGATGAAGTCGGACCCCGCCAAGAACTTGGTGGGGCGACCGCCGAAGCGGATCAACTGGCGGTATTCCTGCTGGAGAAACGCGAACAGCGCACCGCCGTTTGCCGGATTGGAAGCGACCGCACCGCGACCGCCCGCCACGCCAAACGCCACTGTTGCCGCCCGGTTCTGCCACCAGGTATTCGTCGCGCGCGCCAGCCCGCCGAGCGTCCCGGTGTTCGGAACGTCAACGATGATGGACGCCATCCCAGCCAAGGCTTTCGGATCGGCCACGCCGTCGCCCCACGCAAGGGCATTCATGGAGCGGGCGTACATTTCCCCGAAGTCCTCCAGTTTGTCCTCCAAGAGATCGACCAGGACCGTGACTTCGCGGTCGCTGTGATTGGACGTGCTGTCGCCGTTGCCCATGCTGTCGGTCACGCTGATGCCATCGATTTTCAATTCGGTGTGCGTCAGCGTCAGGCCGATGTGATGCTCGCGCCACGGATAATTCACCCGCTGAATGTTGGCCGGTGTGTAGAAGTTCACCGCGTCATTGTGGGTGTAGCCGACAACGTGATCATTCACGCCGCCCGAGCCATAGTTACCTTTGACCGCGAGCGAGATGTTGCCTTTGCCGCCGGGGAAGGACTTGGCGCTGCCTTCGAGAAAACGAAGGAGCGGCTTGGCCTGGATCGACTGCTTAAAGGTGTCGCCCTTATTGTAATAAAAGTCCAACGACGCATTCGCGATGTTGGCGATTTCTCCTGCCGTGAAAGCCATGATCTTAGTCCCTTAGATCAGCGGCCTCCGTGCATCCCTTGCAGCGCTGCAAGCGCCGCTTCCTTCATGGTTTTGGGTGCGCGCGAAGCCGAAACGGTTGAACCCTGGCTGCTGGACGGGACCGCGCGCGTGGGCTTGGGCGCGGGTCTAATGCGCGCCAATTCCTGCGTGGCCTCGTCATAGGCGGCTTTGATCAGGGACACCGCTTCATTCTCATCACGCGGGGGACCGCGCTCTTGCAGAAGGGCCTGAGCAAACCGCTTAACAGCAACCGCCTTGGTCTGATAATCGGGGTCCCGTGCGCGCGTGTTCGCTTCCCAGGTGTTCACAGCCTGTTGGACCCGCGCGAGCGTCTGCTGCTGCGATTGCTGCACCATCTGCTGCGTCTGCGTGTTCAAGCGATGCTCGGCTTCGCCAGCCCGGTAGCGTGTGCGGGACAATTCCGCTGCGGCCTCGGTGCTGATCAAGCCCTGATCGACTTGCGCTTGCAGGTCTTTCGGGATGCGCAAACCCAACGCTTCCTGCGCCGCCATCACATAGGGGGTGACGGTGCTGAGAAAGCTCTGGTAATCGCCGCGTCGAAGCGATGCGCCCAAGCCCAACAAAGTGTTGACCTCATCGGGCGCAAGCTGGTTGACGCGAAGATAGCCTTGAAGCTGCCGGTGCTGCGCGATCTCAGGCTCAAGAGCCTGGAGGTCGCGCCGGGCCTGGTTGCGTTGTCCCAGCAAGCGCTCGAAACGCTTGCGCGTCTCGGGCCTCAACTTGTTGAGTTCGGCTTCCGTCGGGTCCGGGAGATCGTCCGTAACAGCTTGTTGCGTTTGGTCTGGTGTCGAACCGTCGCCTGGGGCTCCGGTTTCAGAAACAACACCTTGTTTGTCTGTTTGCTCTCCCAGGCCGAACTCGTCTTCGGAAGACGCAGCGTCGGCGGCGGGTTTATCGGGGGAGGTTTTGACCACTGACCGAACAGCGGCGAGCAATCCTTCCCGGTCAGACTGACGGGTGTTGGTTTCACTGGACGAAGGTGGAGGGCTGTCCGTTGCGCTTGGCGGGGGCGCAGAGCTTTCGCCGCTGTCTGCCGGGGACGACGCGGGCGCGGGGGACGAAGCCCCTGCATCCGGCGCGCTGGACGATGGCGCGCTTGTCACGTCCGAAGATGTCGATCCCGCGTCAGACATGGCCGCAAGTTATGCGCGTCCTGTTTGCGTCGCGTCAAGTGGGGACACAACAAATAGACGACACGGCTATGGCGTGGGGAAGCCTTGGTTGCTCATCGGCATGCTCGGCGGGCCGCCGCCGGTCCCGGGGCGATTGCCGTTTCTGCCGAAGTATTGCAGCGCGGGAGGCCGAGGTCCCATGCCGCCAGCCGCAGACGGGGCCCCCGGTGGAGGACCACCAGGCGCGGCACCTTGCGGTCCCTGCGCGTTGGGGTCTTGTCCGGGACCAGAGGAGCGTGGAGGCCCCTTGCCCGCACCCCGGGGGCCGCCGTCGCTCGCAGCACCGGGCTCGCCGGGCTGGACTTGTGGACGCGACATCAAGGCATTGAGCGCTTCCATCGACGGCAAGCCTTCCGCGAAAGCGTCCGTCAGATCGAGGTCGTCACCCATGCGGCGGATCAGTTCGCGCGCCAGCCATTCGGGAGAGATACCAGGGACGCGCTGGAGCAGCGGGACAATCTGGACAAGCATCTGCACGTCCTGCTGGCGATTGGGTGGGCCGTTGGCCCCCGTGTTCACTTCCAGCCAGACATTTTCCGCGATGGTCTGCGGGTCAAGCTGCGGCCACACCGCACCAGGGCCGACGACTTTCATCACGGTTTCGGCCTGGACATTGGTCAAAAGGATTTGGCTGGCCGCGACCGCCATCTCCGTCATCATGTCGTTAAGATCATCGACAACCGAAGTCGTGTCGGTGTTCTGCGAGAAAGCGGCCACGCTGACTTCGGTCGCGGTCGCGCCGCCGGTCTGGCCTTGATCGGCTTGGTCAGAGCCCAGCACCCGAAGCACGTCTTCAAAAGTCTGTGATGTGTCGTAAACCGACGGATCGATGGGGGGCATCTTGATCGGCTGCAACACGTCGTCGATCTTTTGTCCCGGGGACAAAGCGTTCAACTCCAACAGCGCGTTTGCCGGATGTGTGCGTAACTTTTCGAGATCAGCCTCTTCCAGCATTCCCGCCGCCACGGCGGTCTTGGGCCGATTGGCCCGGCGATGTTCGCGCAAGCCCTGGCGCGAACGGTTAAGTTCAAGCTGCATGTCGCGCACCAGATCGATGTCGGACTGCGGGAAAAGCTTCTTTTCGTTGTAGCCCTCATTCATCACGAAGGCGAACCACGGCCAGAAGCGTTCCGTCTCGGTTTCCGGCGCGGCGGGGTCTGCCAGAAAATCGGGATAGCCGTCGCACACGATCAGCACCGTGCCGTCTTTGCGATTGTAGATTTCCCACACACAAGCCTGTTCGTCGCAAGCACCCTTGCTGCCGCCCGCCTCGTACTTGTTGCGCTGCCCGCTCGTCGGCCTTCCCGACATCGGGCCCTTGTCGTCATAGGCCGTATAGGACTGGCCGACATCGACCATGTAAACTTCCTTGATCTCGTCCAGGGACAAGATGAACTCTTCCGCCACCCAATCCGCACCGACGAAATTCTTGAGCGACCGGCACTTGCGATCCGGGATCAGCGCCGTGCTGTCGGTATAGTTGAAGGACAAGCCTTCGCGCACGATAAGCTGCGGTTCTGCCATCAGGGCTTGCACCGCAATTTTCAGGCTCTCGGCTTCGGCGCTGTCGGGCTGAAATTCATCGTCGGAAAAGTCCGCCATCAGGCGCTCGATGTTCGCCAGCCGCTCGCTCATGTCGGCAATGCGCGCCTCGATCTCCGGGCGCATTTTCATGGCGCGCTGGAAGCCCAGCTTGACATAGCCGACGCCCGTGATGATCGCGCGCCGCACCGTCATTTTCATGCCGGATTTGAACGAGTGGGTTTGCTCCCGGATGTTGTAGTCGTAGAAAAGCTCCAGCGTCTTGCCGACACGATCCATCATGTCGTCCATCTGCTTCACCATCTGCACGTCTTGCAGGATCATCATGGCGTCGGGCGGCGGCATCATGCCGACCATCATCGACTGCTGCACCTGTTGCTGCGCCTGGATCATCGCCATCGAAGACCCGTCCCAGGTCTGCGCCACGATCTTCTCGGTGCGCTTGGCCTTCATCGTCGGATTGTTCGGGTAAAGCTCCGCCGTGCGCTGCTGGACATGACGCAGGGAAATGTTCGCCACATAGCGGTCGTCCCGGGCATTGGGGAGAAGCTGGACCGTGGACGGCCACTGCTGGCCCTCGGTGAAGGCCATGTTGTCCCGCATGCGCTTAAAGTCGGGCGCGAAATGTTCTTTGCTGTCTTTGACGCGCTGCGTCCACTCTTCGACTAATTTACGGCGTCCCTCGTCGGGCTGGGGCTTGTCCCGGGGCATGAAAGGCTGATCGTTGGCGGGCGCTTGTCCCAGGCCGAACTCGTCCTGATCGGGCTCTGCCATGCCGGGCGGTGCCGCCGCCGTAGGATCGAACATGCTTCCAAGCGCTGACATCACCAGCCTCCAGTGCCGTAGCTGACGCGCACGGAACGCTCAGCTTGTTTTCTTTGTTCGAGCAGCCGCCCGAACGTGTTTTCGCCAAATTCCTTTTGCGCGGACTTTTCGCGCTGCGAGGCGCTGACCTGGAGCGTCAGGCCGAGGCCGATATAGGCCAGCGCGTCCACAAAATCGTCGTGTTGATCGAAAGGGAAACGAAGAAGCTGATCGCGCGCCGTCGGCCACCAGGGGGCGCGCTCCGGGAAGCGGACTTTTCCCATGGACATGCGGCCCTGGATCGACTGCGCCCGTGTCTGCTTGTCGGCAATCGGCTGCATCTCGATCATCGAACAATAGGTCGAAGTCTCCAGCATGCGCTTGCGCAGGAACGGTCCAATCGATTTCGTGATGTGGCCTTTTTCCGCCCACCAGAAAACCGGGTGATGCGCCTTCATCATGCGCAGCATGCTTTCCACGGTCTGATCGCTGGTCATCGCGCGCCAGATGCAATCGGGATGCACCCAAATCGTGTCGTCTTTATCGATCCCCACCACCAGCAGACAGGTTTTGTCCGCATACTGTTTAAGCGAGACGGCATGATCGGACGCCGCGTAATAGCGCAAGTTCGCGGGCAGTTCGTTGGGCTTGTAGGTGTTGAGCCATTTGTCCGAGAAAAAGGTTCCGCCCGTCGGGGACGGGCGTCCCTGGTACAGCGCCGAGAAACCGCGCACGTCGAGACGCTGCTGGGACAAGAGATAGTCGCGCCCGAAGCGTCCCGGCCAAAGCGGTTGTCCCTCGTCCCGTCCCAGCGGATCGACTTCCTTGCCGAAGGACAAGGCCGGGAGATCGATGATCTTCCACTCCGCCGCTTCCTCCGGGTCATAGTGCGAGTTCGACGGATCGGTCAGGCGACCAACGAGATCGTCCTGGTGCCAACGGGTTTGGATAAGCAGGATGCGGCCTGTCTCGTCCATCAAACGGGTCGCAATCACCTGGGAAAACCAATGCCAGAGCGTGTCCCGGATGGTGGGGCTGTCCGCTTCCTGTCGATCCTTAAGCGGATCATCGATGATCAGGAGATCGCCGCCGCGCCCGGTGGTGGTGCCGCCGCGACCGACGAAAGCGAAAATCCCGCCCTTGTTGGTTTCCAGCCGGTCACTCGCCTGGCTGTCGGATTTGAGCGTGACATCGGGAAAGACTTGCGCATAGGCGGACGAAAGCATGATGTCGCGCACCGCGCGCCCGATGTCCTGCGAAAACTTTTCGTTGTAGGTGCCGAAGATCAGGCTCTTGTGCGGGTTGCGCCCGGCGTACCACGCGGCAAACTTTTTCGAGGCCAGTTCGGTCTTGCCGTGGCGCGGGCCGATCTGGATGATCAGCTTGCGATAGCGCCCGCTTTCCAATTCCTCCAGCGCCGCCGCCATGACTTCATGAAATTTCTGCGCCTCGTAGCGCGAGAAGTCGGGATCGTCGGGCTCGTTCGGCGTCGGCATCATCAGGCGCGTGAACGCGAGCAGACTGTCGCGTGCCGCGAGGCACGCGATCAGTCTTTTTAGCACCAGCTCGTATCGCGTCTGATCCTTGTTCAGTTTTCATCGTTCCAGCGGGCTTGCGTTTATTCGTGATAGTCGGGCTTCGGCGGGCAGTAGGGTTCTTCTTCCGGGATTTCCTCAAGGCCGAACTCGCTCTCGTCCACCAGCGGCACGAACGGGAACGGATGCGTCCCGGGGATTTCCGTCGTCGCCGGATTGGTGCGCGGCGCGGTGTCTTCCACCACGGCGTCCGCAACCGCGCCTTCCGGCACGGGGAACGGATCGGTGCCGGGCGGCAGGACCGTCGCGGGATCGACGGCGGGCGGCGTCGGCGGATCGGTGCCGGGCGGATTTTCGCCGTCTTCCCAGTGCGGCACGGACGGCACGTCCGCGTCGGGATGCTGCGCCTGATAGCCTTCTTTGCCGGGGGGCTCATCGACCGTGATGTAGGGAAGTTCAACAACGCCATCAACTGTAGCCATGGTCTTTCTCCTTATCGGTCTTCTGGTTCTTCAAGCACTGGCTGCATGTGCGGCGAAAGCTGGTGCAGCCGTGCCAGCGTGTAAGGCCGGGGCTGGCCGTCCTGGTTGACGCAGGGAGCGCCGTTCATCCATTCCCAGACAAAGCGCTCTGTCATGCGGTTGCCCATGTCATTGGGAAGCGCCCACCCGTCGCTGCGCGATACGCTGCGGACACCATTCAAGTTGGTGATGATGTAGCTGTGCATGGTCAGGGGTCCGCCGAAAACGCCGCGCGGAACGACCAATAGCCAAACTTATAGACATTGGTCGCGCCCTGCGGATTGGAAACAAGATTGAGGCGGAAATGCCCGCCATGTGTGTTGGTCAAAATGTCGGGGGTGCCGCCAGCCGGGGTAAAAACCTTGGCCGCATTGGTGCTGTCCGAATAGGACATGCTGCCAATCGAGACAAAAGACCCAGCCGGTGCCACGCGCATCGCCACCGGGAAATCGACAATCGCCGTGATGTAATCGGACGAGCCACCATCCAGCCAGCCCGCATGATTGCGTGTCACCGTATCGAGATAATAATGCCGCTGGCACACCGCCAGCGCGTCCGCCATTGAGAGCGGCACGAAGGGCGTGGCGACATTGCCAAGCTCAAGCTTGATCGCGGTAACGGCGAAAGCGCTGCCCGCCGATGAAAGCAACTTGGTCTGTCCCACCGCGCCCTTGAGAACAGCGGCGGTCCATGCGCCGGTCGGCACGGTCAGGGAAGTGCCAGAGCCGTCCAAGGTCCAGTCGATCACCAAAGACGCGGCGCTGCCGGTCGCCCATGTCCCCACCGTTGGGCCAGGGATCGGCACCACGATTTTGTAAAATAGGCCCGCCGTTGGAATGTTGTACTTGACGAGGAAGCTGTGCGTTCCCGGCACATTGCGGATCACAACGCTGAAATCGCCCGCCACCGACGAATAGGCGTAAAAAGACAGCACGGCATTTTTGGCTTGCGGCGTCCCCCACAAAAATTCTGTGAGGTCGTAGCCTTCAAAGTATTGCGCGAAATCAAACAGGTCATTGCCGCTTGAGACATAGACCCCGGCGCTATCGAAACTGCCCCAAGTGGAAATTGGAGAGCCAACAGCACCGCCAGCCGTTGCGATATTACGCGCCTGAAAATTGAACTTGTTGGCTTGGCTGCAAAAATACTGGAAGCGGTCAGCCAGGAAATTGTTGTTGTTAAGCAAAAACTGCGAGTAGCCGTTGCGCTGGTCGATTTTAAAATCGCCGTTGGTGATGAAATTCTTGTTAGAGATATTGGGCGCAGCCACGCCGCCCGGCACATTGAGCAGCCCGGTCAGCCCGTCCACCCACATTTTCTTGATACCGGCGAACCACCATTCTTGCGGCGCACCGGCAACGCTGCTTTCATAGGCGACGCCGCCCGCGCCCGTGCCGAGGATCAGCGTG